CAGAGCAGATGAAGTTGATTGACGATGCTTTCGCTGTCGGTAAACCATATACGCTGACCACAAGTACCACACTGGAAACTACCGATCTTGGAAAGACCATTCGTGTAAACGCTACTGGCAACCTTACTATTACCTTCCCTGCCGTTGGAGAAGATGAGGATGGTGGTAAACTTAAACTTATAAAACAGGGCGCAGGAGATATTACCAATAAAGCTGGTATTGGTGATGCTATTGCTACTTACGCAACCCCACATTCAGACAAAAGCTCAAGCGAATTTGCTGCTGCTGAATATGAGTATGTTCACGGAATAACTCGTTGGGTTGCAATATCACATGATGGAACTTGGGCATCTGCATAAAATTAGTGGGGAGGCTTAGGTCTCCCCATTCGGGAGGAAATTATGAAGTTTTATAAAAGAGATATACCGGGATTGTATTTACCCGGAACTATATGGAACCCAAATACTAGTAGACGATGGTGTGGTTTTGGTAAGAGTGGGGTTGTTGAAACAGAAGATCCCCAGCTTATAGAAGTCCTATTGAAGTATGGGTATCCGCACGATGAAGTTAAAGAGGCAGAACCCGAAATAGTACCAGAAGTAATACCTGAAGCAATTGAAGTAGAAATTTCAGAAGCAGTACCTGAAGAAGTAATTAGCGAGGATGATATTAGTCCTCTTACCGAAGATATAGAAGTCAACACCGAAGCTCCCCAATACGAAACAAAACCCGAACCAGATATAAACGCCATGACCAAGGCCGAGCTTGAGATATACGCTCGTGAAGAGTTTGGTGTTGAATTGGATAAACGACATACTTTGGCAGCTTTACGTGAGGAAGTTTTGTTATTAGGGGAAAACGCTTCATAGTCTTAAGGAGGCTGCAATGAGCAGAGTTGCCGGTACAGCAAAAAACTTTTCCAAAGATTCTTCATTTGTCACATACGAGTCAAGTTCAGCGACTCTCGATTTTACATTATCAGCCTCATTTTCAACCGTATCTAATTTTGAATACGAGTTGTTAGATGTCAGGCTGCATCTTGCGTCATCCGCAACCCCCTCTGAAAACTTCACAATTACACTAGACGCTACTCGTGGTACGCCATACGATGTAGTCTTTTATACTAAAGACATGGCTAGTGTTTCTGATGTAGTTTGGGCACCAGATGAGCCACTTTATTTTGCAGTAGATGATAAGCTAAATTTTGAATGGGCCAATACAGAAACAAAAGAATTTGGTCTCGCTGTTAGGTACAGAAGGTTGACCTAGTGGAGATAATAAACGGGGTAAAGAGAGCGACTTTGGAGTCTGCAAGAATAGGTGGTTCGGCAAACCATCTTGACGTTGATTCCGAAGCAACGGACATAGGTAACGAACTTGGGGTGTCTGATACCCACTTTGACTTTAAGAGAGACAAACTAGGCGGAGATTGGTAGGAGAACGAAATGGCAAATAATAAAACCATATATTCAGAACTGTTAAAATTTGTTGGTCTTATAATTATAGGGATTACAGTAGCGATTACCGTTGGATGGTCTACAGGTGTTAGCTCTGCTACAAAACAGAACTCGCAGGACATAATTAGAATAGAAACTCAATATATAGAACGGTTCAAACACATATCGTTTGTACTTGAAAGACACACAGAACTATTGGAAGACATAAGAAAAGATCAGCTTGAAAGGGCAAAAGAGGGAAGATGATGATTTGGGATGTAGTTGACCACTTTAACGAAAGAGAAGCATGTCCAGAATGGTATAGGTGGGCATTTCTTGTAGCGGTGTCATCGAGCTTTGGATATCGAAAACTGGCAGACATGATGAAATTACGAAAAGGCAAATAGCATGGCGATACTTACCACAAGTAATTCATACGCTACACTGAACGAAATAACCACTTTTTGTTCTGGGTTGGGACTGACGGCGTGGGCTTCTGCTTCTACTGATAGTCAAGAAACGGCAGCATTAAGGGGCATGGCTTACGTAGAGTCAAAAATGTATAAGGGGCAAAAAACATCAAATATACAGGCGAGGAAGTGGCCCCGCACAAACGCAACAGACGAAGACAATGTTGAAATAAGCACCACCACCATACCAACTGCAATTAAGAACGCACAGTGTAGGGCATCTTATGAGGAAGTGGTTAGTGTCGGAGTTTTACAGCCAAACCTTGACAGGGATTCATTTACAACCCACGAAAAGGTTGATGTAATAGAGATAAGCTACGAACAAGGCAAGAACTCAACAGTTTTTCAGGCTATAGATGGATACCTTGTTGGGTATCTACTTAAAACCGGAAGATTAATACGAACTTAGGAGAAAATTATGAGTAGATTATCGGAAGATGCGCTTAAGCGTGGCTTAGAGGCCGCAAATCTCAGAATTGCTTCATTGGAAAAGCAACTGGTTGATGCCAAGAAAGTTGTCGTTGAGCCTGAACCCAAGATAGAGATTGAAGAAATTGAGGAAATTCAGGGTTTCGTGATTCCCCAAAAAGGTAAAAAATTAGAGAAGGATTAAATGGATTATACCGCACTTGCAACTAAAGCCAATAACCTAATTGATAAATTTGGGGCTGGTGTCGTATTAACGCAGATTAGTCTTGGCACTTATTCTACCGATACGCATTCGTACAGCTCTACCACAGCAACGTATTCATACAAGGGTGTGTCAAGAGAAAGTGTAAAAGCATTGTTCCCTGGTTCATTAGCCGAAGTTTCGGATGCAGACTTTCTTCTACAGGCATCGTTGGCGGTTGCTCCAGAACCAAACGATTCAATGACGTTTAGCGGAACTAATTACTACATTGAAAGAGCAAGACCAGTAGCACCTGGTGGAATAACAGTTCTGTATAAAGTATGGGTCAAGGCGTAGCGGTGAAAGCATGAGGGAGTATACTATTGATAAAACAGCTAGTGGTTTTGCTAATACCATGAAAAGGATGGGTGATGACATTCGCACCGACTTGGAAAAGGTAATGAACGGCGTGTCTGAAAAAACCTTTGCTGCTATTCTGGCTAACTCACCCGTAGATAAGGGAAATTATATGGCTAGCAATAGGATGGCGGCTGGTGTGGAAAGAACCGATACATTTGGCGGTGATTTTGGTGGTGCGAGAAAAGGTGTGGGACGGATAGAGGCGGCTAGGACTTATGCAAAACAAGCATCCGCTGACTTCAATTGGAAGCTTGGAGATGGTAGTGTATGGTTTTCTAATAATATTGACCACGCTGATGCGGTAGAGGATGGTGGCCCAAGGTGGACAAAAACAGCACCATATAAGGTTTACGGTAACGTAGAGCGAAAAATGGAAAACGTATTTATACCAGAAGAAGTTTCTAGGGCTGGATTATGACACTTCAGGAAGTATATAACGCCCTTGACACTTACTTAAATGATAGTTGGGCAACTACGGTAATAGAACATGATAATTATGAGTTCAAAACCGAAACAACTACACCCTATATTTGGCCTCTTTTCCTTCCAGATACAGTGGAGGAGGGGGAGATAGCAGGTAGTAATAGTGGGGGAGCAAGTATAAGGTATGGGTTTTATCTCATAAATGTATATAGACCAAAAAATGAAGGACTTTCAACAATATTAGGTTATGCAACCACACTTGAAGCACTGTTCTATTATAAAGACATAGACAGTGTTTTTACAGAAAGACCATTCACAAGAAGAATGGGAGTTGAAGATAACTTTTATAGACTAGCAGTTAGTGTGCCATGGTGGGCATGGGTTAATGAATAAAAACCGGGGGGTTTTATGCTTAGTATTTGTATGATTGTACGGGATGAAGAGGAAAGTTTACCAAGATGTCTTGAGAGCATAAAAGATATAGCAGACGAAATAATAGTTGTAGATACTGGCTCAAAAGACAAAACGAAGGAAATAGCACTCAAGTATGGAGCTAAGATTTATGACCATCCATGGGAAGACAACTTCTCTTTACATAGGAACCAAGCTCTTTCATATGCCACTAAGAAATTTGTATTACAGATAGACGCGGACGAAGAGTTCTTTCTCATAGATAAACCAGAAAAATTAAAAAAGTTTCTCAAAAAGTTACCTGAGTCCTACAGTGCCATGATGCTTTTAATGAAGGATATGGCTGACGGCAAAGAGGTAATGCGGTTTAATTCAGCAAGGTTGTTTAGAAGGGGTACGGTACATTACGAAAATAGAGTACATAACCAGGCAATAACAACTGGAAAGGCTGGTTTTTATGAGGGTGCTTATTTTCAACATTATGGATATGACCTTACGCCAGAAAAGAAAGAGGCAAAGAAGAATCGTATCCTCAAAATGCTTGGATTGAGACTTGAAGATAACCCAGAAGATTGGGATACATACTTTTATCTTTGTCAGTGTTATGCGGTAAATGATGACCTAGATAATTCCATAGAGGCTGGAGAAGCATATATTGCCCACAAAGATGAAATTACAGTAAAAGACTCAATATTCTTTACCATGGTTAGGCAGTACATGAGAAGTGGTAATGAAGCGAAAGCATCCGAATGGTTAAACATGGGTCTTGAAAGAAAGCCAGAAGATCTTGACCTAAATGTTGCTATGGTTGAGTTTGGAATTTGGGTTAAGAACGCTTCCTTAATTACAAAGGGTACAACACAGTATATTGTAAGTTATGAAAACATGAAAAAAAATCCACTTGAAAAGGGAAACAGGTTTGTGTTTTCGTTTAATAAAGAGGTTCTGGCATTTTGTCATTATTGGTTAGCAGTTGCGAGAATAGAAGAAGGAAAGCGGGTTTTAGATAACCTAAAGAAAATGTTACCGGAGGTTTCAGATAGTCACAGAGAAAAGATATCTGGAGACTTAAGGGAATTTGGGGAAAGGCTGGGAGGAATTTCTTTTGAAGTTGCCACGTAATTGTTGCCCAAGATGCGGCAAACTCTTATTCATAGGCTTTGCTGAAAACGTAGAGATAAAATGTAGACGGTGCAAAGAGTTGTGCAAGTTTACTAAAGAAGACTGGAATAATAAAAATGAGTCCCCTGAGGGTCAAAGTTTAGATGGAGGTAAGACATGAGTTGCGGAGATATAGGATTAAGTAGAAAACAGAGGGTGTTTGTATGTGTGGAGGATACTTGCGGGACTCTAAAATTTCCTGCACCAAGTACAGACTTTATTTTGTCGGCTGGAAACGCCGCATTGAACCAAGGGACTACGTTTGTTGATTCTCTTGAACTAAGAGATACGCTTGACGTTCTGGCGCAGTTTCAGAATGCTACAGGCCCAGCAACATGGACTATACCAATGTATCTTAGAATGACAGGTACGGTCGGAACAACGGAATATCCTCAAGGGGATGCGCTGTTTCAGTCTCTTCAGGGCAGTAGGAAGTCGGCAACAACAGCGTCACTTAATGGTGGAATAATAGCCGATACGCTTACCATGCAGATTGATGGTATTAGCAACAACCAGTTACCTGAAGTTGGTGTTGTAACCATTGGTACCGAGAAGATTTATTACAGTACATTAACTCAGGGTAATGGTGCCACTACTGCTACGTTGGGTGGGTTGACTAGGGCATATAATTCAACCTCTGCTGCTGTGGCAACCGACAATGCAGACGTTACCCTATCCAGTATTTTTTACGAACAGGATACTTCGAGTCCTGCGGTAAGTATCTGGATTGAAGACGATCATTTGACGAGGGGTTTGAGCGGAGCGAGCTGCAACAACTGTGCTATTACCATAAACAATGAAGGTGCTGTTATGTTCACCTTTAGTGGTGAAGGGATGGAAATGGTGTGGGCTGGAACGAGCACTTTAGCTACCGCCTCTACTGCAAGTGCAACAACTATTAGTGTTGCTGACGGTGAATTGTATAAAGCCGGTTCTTATATATGGAACGAAACCAAAGAAGATAGCAATAGTACCGCTGGCTACGAAATAAGCTCTATAACAGGAGACGTACTCACCCTTGGGACTGGAATTGGCGAGGGGTGGAGTGCTGATGATGTAATAGCCGGATATCTCGGAGACGAAACGGCAATTGGTACTGCCGTCGAAAGTCGGCTAAGTGATGTCTATCTTGACGATGTTGCAACCAAAACCAGAAGCATGGACTTGACCATTTCGGTTCCCAAAACCTACCTTAACGATGAGATTGGAACCGATTTTCCAGAAAATTTTGTTGAGGACGTTAGAGATATAAATGGAAGTATTGGATTATATCTTAGAAAAGCTGACGTTCAATACTTCACACAAGGCTTTGATGGCACGCAAAAGGAGTTAACGATTAGTTTTGGCGATACAGCAGGGTACAGAATGGATTTGGTTATGCCTAAGGCACAAATTCAGGTTCCAGAAATAAGCCAAGACGGTGCGGCTCAAACAATGTCTGTCACATTTAAGGCACTTGGAACCGTAGGTGAGGACAGTCTAGGTATAATATTGAGATAATTAAAGAAAATAGGGGGATAGGATCATTACCGAAAAGTGGTATCTCAGCCACCTTCCCCAAAAAATAGAAGAGCTTAGCCAGAAAAGAGTTGAATGGAGAAAAAATAATCCAGAAAGAGTCGTTGAGCTGAGAGCTAAAATAGCATCCACTAACGCTATCAAAACTACAGTTCGTCTTAGGTGCTTAGCTTTCATAGAGAAACACGGCATCGACATAGTGGCTCCAGACGGAAGGACAGCAATTTCTATCTGGATGGGTTTTGAGAATGAACTTTATGAATTAGCAATATAATAAGAATGGCACGGGGAACGCTTAGCGGCGCGTGGGGGTGAATCCCGGCATCCCCACATCCCGTGCTTTTATTAATATCGGGGAAGCACTTAGAGCGTAGATGCTCAATAAGGGGAAATACCATGAAGTTACGTACAAAGAAAACAGAACAGTGGATTCATTTTTTGCGCGGAGATGGCGAGATGAAGTTTCTAGTTTCACCCATGACAGAATCAGAGAATGCAGACCTTCTCAAGCTGTGTAGAAAGTTTGGATGGGAAAAGGGTCAGAGGTTTGAGGATACCCCAGATTACCAAGCATTTAAGTCGCAGAAGATTAAGAAGACTATTCTTGATTGGGAGGGCGCAGAAAATGAAGAGGGGATGCCTCTCGATTGTACCGATGAGAACAAGCTGAAGATTTACAACGGAGACCCAGAAGTAATTAATTGGGTTCTTGAAGAAGCAGACAAAATCCTCGAAGCTGGTATAAAAGAAGCCGAGGCTGATAAAGAAAATTTGTAGCATGGGCAGAGTGGTATGGGGGAACCGTTCGCAAGAAGGGAACCTCCACAACCCTCGATTGCAAGGAATGCAGGGAGCTATATGCAAGTTATGGGGAAGAGCCACCTTGCGATGATTGCCCAAAACCAAAAACACTAGCACCAGACAACATGTTACCATGGATGCTGTGGGGGTGGTTACATAGATACGGTAGGGGTTCTTCAATGAGTGGACTTGCCCCTATAAAGATAGATGCAACACTGGATTTATGCAGAGCAAAAGATGCGACATGGGAAGATTTTGAAAGAATTCTTCTAGTAGAAGAAACACTTTATCCACATTTAATGGAGCCACGAGATGGTCAAGATTATGAAAAGCCGAGCAAACCTAAAAAGTAGCTTGGCTTTTTTTTGGAGTAGACTATGGCAGGCGTAAGATTTAACTTAGATGCATCACAGTTTGACGCTGGAGCAAAGAAAATAATACGAGATCTTGATCGGATGGGTTCTGGTTCTTTGAAAACAGAAGCTAAGATTAAGAAACTTGATGCCGAGATAAAGAAGCTTGCCACCGGAATGAATAAGTCCGAAAAAGAAGTCAAGCAGCTTACAGCAAAAAATAAACAATTAAGTGCATCCGTTGACAGGCTTACGGCAAAAAATAAACAGTTGGCAGCTTCCCATGCTGCGGCTGCCCAAGCAACGGCTAAGTCAAGAAAGAATTTGGTAACTTTTGTACGTACAGTTGCATCTACTGCTGCCACGTTGATGATTTTAGACCGCGCTATCCAAGAAGTCAGCGCTGCAATGAGTGTTGGTATTGAGTTTGAACAACGTATAGCCGAAGTAAGGGCAATCGCAAGGGCAACAGTTCAGGAATTTGGAGCCATAGCCAAAGCAGCACGAAAGGCTGGCACAGAAACAATATGGAGTGCTTCAGAAGCAGCTGATGCCCTTAGATTTCTGGCTCGTGCTGGTTTTACGGTTGCAGAGTCAGTGAAGGCACTTTCAGACACACTAGCCATTGCACAGATAGGTGAATTAGAACTTGGTAGGGCTACAGACATAGTAAGCGATAGTCTTCGTGCATTTAACTTAGATGTTGACCAATTAACAAGAGTAGTTGATGTTTTTACTGGAACCATTACAAGAACAAACACAGATGTTGAAATGATGGCAGATGCCATGAAGTTTGCTGCACCTATAGCAGCACAGTTGGGATATACGATTGAAGAGACATCAGCCATGATTGGAATCCTTTCTCAGTCGGGTATCAAAGCTGGTATCGCTGGTCGTGGAATGCAGATGGCGTTTATAAAGACAGCGGGAGCCGCTAAAAGATTGGGACTCTCTGTAGATTCAGACCTTATAGACGTGTTAAGAGAACTTAATACTCAGCAAATAAGTGTAAACGAAATTTCAGAGATGTTTGGTGTTAGGGCGTTAAAGTCTGTTCTTGTATTAAAAAGCAACGTTGACCAGTATGAAAAACTTGAAAAAACTCTGCAAAATGTTAATGGGGAAAGTAAGCGGTATGTAGATGGATTGTTAACCGTTGATGTTGCTGTTAAGAAATTTGTTTCCATAATTAAAGAATCACTGATAGGGGTTTTTAATGAATACAGAGATACGCTTTGGAATAACCTTGTTAGTGCAACTGCATGGATTAAAGACCACAAAGATAGCATAATTAGTACATCTAAGGCAATGGTAACATTCGCAAAGTATGCTGGAAAGCTTGCCGGTGCGTTTCTTCTATGGAAGGGTACAATGAAGTTGCTGAATTGGGAATTGGCACTTTTCCAGACTCATATGGTTAGAGTTGCGTATATGGCAAAAATGGGGGTTAGCCTAAAGGCAGCTGGCGTTGGTGCTGGTTTTTTTGCTACAGGAATTAGAAGTATTGGTGCAGCATTAGCAGCCATTCCAGTTGTTGGGTGGGCTTTACTAGCCGCGTTTGCAGCTAAGGAAGCTTTAAACATATTCATAAAATATGATGAAGATAAACAAGAACGAGAGCGAATACAAAGTGAAATTGACCAGATGTCAAACCTCACAGTTCCAGTATTTATTAAACTATTAAGAAAAAACCCAAGATTTTACGATGAACAAATTGTTGAATTTCAAGGTTTTGTAGCCGAGCAAAAGAGTATCATAGAAAAGGCAAACAAGGTACTTGAGGAGGCTAAAGCAGTAGATACAAGCCTCGACTTTGGAGAGGGAGAAGCATTGCCGACTCAATACTCTGAAGACATAGTGGCTGCTGGAGTTATAGACAAGTCTACTGCTAAAATAAAAAAGGCAAACGCTGAACTTAAAAGATTAGAGGGTTTATTAGCTAAAATTAAGATTGCCCAAGATGTTCTGTCTGGTGCTTTTGAAAAAGACACGAAAGATTTTTGGCAGTTCAAAAAGGCAGAAGCGGAAGCTGAAGAGGCACGTCTGCTTAGGATTAAGCAAACCGAAGACCTCATTACTGATATGTCCAAGAATACTGCGGTTGCTAGATGGAAAATTCAGAAAGATTACACAGAGCAGATTACTGAAGAAATAATGGACAAATATCCACGAGCAGAAAAGGCAGTACAAGATGAGATTATAAAAATATTGCTTCAGTCTAAAATGAAAGAGTTCGATTTAGAAGTAAAAGCTGGAGACGAAATTCTAGCCTTAAAGCAGGCGCAACTTGACCAACTATCTAAATGGGATAAAGCAAATAGCGAGACTCGCTTAAAACTATATGAAGACTATAGCAACAAATTACGTATAATCCAAATAGGGGAAACCGCTGTAAAAATTGAAGACTATGATAAGGATCTAGTTATATTTGGTGAGATGTTACAGACGCAGTTAGGTAAAACAAAAGAACAAGCTGCTAAAATAACAGAGGTAATGAGAAAAGCCTACGCCAAGGGGCTTGAACCAGAAAAAAAAGACGCTTCTAGCGAATATATAGATAGGTTAGCCGAAGCCGTAAATTACTACAAAGACCTGACTGGTTTTGAAGACACTTATCACGACAGGATGATTGAGCTAATAGAGGCTCGGAGGAAGGCGGATATCAATGCCACCGGAGATAAGGAGGCTGCTGAAGCCAAGTCTATCAAAGCCCGTAACGATCTTGCGGAAGAGATGTACGAAAACGAAGTAAAGCATATCAAAAACCAGTGGTCTGGTTACTCGGATATGTTTGAAGGTCTGAGTCAATTGTATGCTGAGGATAGTAGTGAGAGGAATAGGCTTCACGATATATCAATGGCATTCCAGATTGCAGAACAGGCAATGCTCATGGTTACAGCGGTTAAGGCCGCAGTTGTTGCGGTGGCAACCCAAGGTGAGGGAGATCCATATACCGCTTTTGCTCGTGTTGCTGCTATGGTTGCTACAATGGCTGCACTGCTTTCACAAGCTGGGGTAAGCTTTGGTGGTGGCGGTGGCGGTGATGTGGCCCCAGCTCTTCCAGCAAGTACCGTTCTTGGTGCAGAAGCTGGAACTGGTAGTAGCTCTATGGCTAATTCATGGGAGTTCCTGCAAGATACATATGATATGCAATACAGGGAACTGTCTGGTATTTATAATGAAATGAAGAAGCTGAATAGCAACATTAAGGGTCTTGTAACTTCCATTTTCAGGATGGGGGGAATTGATACATCTGGTATCCAAGTTGGGGAATATTTGGGAAGTGTGCAGGGCGTGTTTAACGACTTTGTATCAGCTACGTCTTTGGGTTTAACGGATATTTTTAATGATTTGACCTTTGGAATATCTGGTTGGATAGACGATACGGTATCAAGCTTAGTTGGTTCCATCTTTGGTGGTGGTGGCTATACGAATATAACGGGTTCTGGTATTTCTACTGGTGCAGGTTCTGTGGGGGGACTTAGCGGTGGAGTTGGGATAGGCGGACAGCAGTATACAGATGTTCATACCCACGAAGAAGGTGGCTGGTTCAGCTCAGACTCAGACTCTTATTATACTGCTTACAAGGCGCTTGATGAAAATGTTTCTCGGCTATTAGACATGGTATTCCAGAACATGAGTTCCACCCTTGTTGACTTGACTCTCAGCCTCGGTACGGATATGAATGAAACCCTGAATTATGTCTTTGCAGGGGCAAAGATAAATCTTAGTGGTCTAAGTTCCGAAGATGTCAACAAGACTCTAACTGAACACTTCTCCGCCCTTGGTGACAATGCTGTTGATGCTCTCTTCGGTGAGTTAATTGGTGCATACCAGCAATTGGGCGAAGGGATGCTTGAAACAGCTACTAGGATAGTTATTGACAAAGCCATTGTACTCGATACCCTTAAGATGACCGAGCAGTCTATCGGTTCCTATGCGCTTATCCTTCAAAAGTCTAGGCAGGTTGTAACCGATGAATGGAAAGCTTGGGCGGACGATGACTCTTGGAAGGATGCTTATGCTGCCTACAACTTTACTGATGAAGTCCTTGACTACCTTCTTGCTCTTAATCCAGCTCTTAGGGGTGCAGCACCCGCTCAATACGAGACTGAGTATTACGATGAAATAGCTTCAGATACAGCCTCGATGATTGCTTTTTCTGAGGCCATTATTGAAATGGCTGGTGGGCTTGATATACTTCGAGAAGCATCAGAAACATATTACGATAAGTTTTTCACAGAACAAGAAGCACAATTTAGGTTAGTGGGTCAATTAGCGGGTGCAATGGGAGACCTTAACTTGGCTTTCCCGTTAACCCGTGAAGGATATAGGGATATGCTGGAAGGATTAGACCTATCTACGGAAGCAGGGCAAAGGGCATATGTCGGTATGTTGAAAATGGCAGAAAGTGCCGATGCTTTCTATTCGTATATAGAAGACCTTAAGGGCGGTTTCATGGAATTGCGTGAAAGGATAATCGGCCCCACTGATACATTCGACAGCCTTATGGCAGAGTATGATACCCTTGATGAAGATTCTGCAACATACTATGTCGATAGTCTCGACCTTCTTACACGAATGACTGATGCGGCAGAAGGAAGTTTAGAACTCCAGCAACAGGAACTTGACTCGCTTAATTCACAGATAACCTCAATTGACGATATGATTATGAGGCTTACCGGTGGAGACTTGGCTCCAGTGCAAAGCGAAGAATGGTTTACGGGTAGATATCAAGACCTGCTTGGTGGGGTGACCACACAGGAGGGTGTTGATGAGCTTCTAGGATTCATACCAGAATATCTTGGTTTTATGAATGCATATGGTTCGGATATGGCATCACTTAATGCTTCGATAATTTCGGATATATCTGGGATAAAGGATGACTTGGTAGATAGACAGGTCGCCCTTCTTGAAGAAATAGCAGAAAACACTAACAATACATTACTAACAGATGTTTTGACTAGACTTGACGAGCAGTTAGCGGCGTTGACCCTACGGCTGGAAGAAGCGGTTATAGTTCCGATTGGAGGGACTATACCCGACGAAGTAGCTGGCTTACTTAACCCAGAATCAACGGTTCTCCCAAGTACCGAAACCGAGATGGCTAATTATTTAGGATCTTGGGGTATAGAAGGTGGTGGAGCTGGTGGAGAAGACATCGGTGTTGGAAGCTGGGAAGAAAGAGATCCATATGGAAATTTATCTCAAGAAACAAAAGATTGGGCAGATGCATTAGCATTAAAAACAGCTTTCGACGCTAGGGTTGATGAAATTAATCCAATGACCGGTGGGTGGCAGGGTTTTCTACAGGGAATGGCTGACATTCTGGGCTTTGCTGTTTCACCATTAACGGGAGCTTTGAGACAGGCTGTAATGTTCGGATTAGACTACAGTACAGCACAAACAGCGCTAGACGAGTTAGGAGAGCTTTATGGGGGAATACCAGATACGGGTTTATATGGAGATGCACTGATTGCAGAAATAACAGGGGTACCGGTTGCGACTGCACCTACGCTAGAAACAATGTATCCTGATTTGTTTACGGGGGATACCTTTAATGGGGGTGAAGATAGCGGTTATGCGGATGTGGGAGTCGATATGACTGGCGGTATGCCGAGCGGTGGGTACAATGGTACTGGAGCAAGCAATGGCGGCAATGGCAGTGGATTCTCTGGTGACACAGCGGGTGGTGAAGATGATGGTTGGGGGCGTAAATATGGCGGTCTTATTTCCGGCCCGGAATCTGGCTATTACGCAAAACTTCACGGAACAGAAGTGGTTGTCTCACAAAAGGGAGGAGGCATTCCGGTAGAAATGGGCTTCGGTGGATATATCGGAAGTTCCATGGATTTAAACAACCCAACTAACGGTAACTTCATGAAGTCTCTCGGTATTGACCCAGAAGCCATTGGTACAGCAATAGCAGAAAGACTCTCTGGAGACACCCACGTTCATGTTGAAATAGACGGAAATGAAATAGGGCATGTTGTTGTTAGCCAACTAAAGACAAACCCCGAATTAATAGAACAAACTAGAGGGATAATGTAATGGCTTATGAGATGTACGATTATTGTTCACTGGCGACTGCGGATAGTGATGTAACCCTAGACGTTAAACCGTCAAATACTTTGACAGAAACAAGCAATAAGAATGTAGAGATACATATGGGTGACGATGGTTCTGAAGAAAGAATAGCCCTAGATACCGATTCTATTTTCTTTGTAACACTGCAATGGAACCCTATAAGTGAAGCTGATTCTGGAACGGTTATGGATTTCTTTAATTCAACAACAAAGGGTTGTGGGACAGCCAAATCATTTAAGTGGATAAACCACGGTGAACCTAGTGCAAGTAGACATGTGTATGTGGTGCGTTTTGCATCAGAATTACCGAGAAGTGTCAGGCGTGGCTATATTTACGGGATTACTGGAGTCAAACTGAAAATTTTAGGCAAGATTGCAGATTAACCTCATAGGGATAAAGATATAATGTTAGCAACAACAGCGACACAAGATACGATTATAGCAAGCAATTACAAATCGGTTAGCTGGCTTTTTGATATTACCGACAAGAACGATGTAAGCTATAATTGGTCTACAAAAGCCTACACTTTTGATGGGACGAACTACACCTTTAAGATTATTAATTTCAGGGGTGTAACTCTAAATAGAGCAACGTCCGAAATGGGGATACAGTCACCATCTGGTTTTTCGTTTGGGATTTCCAATAAGGATAACACTATATCTGCGTCAGACCTTGCCGGTGGTACAGTCCTGTTAAGGCTAGCCATAGGTGACGGAACCAATGAGTCTGCTATACGACAGTTTAAGTTTAAGATTAAACACGCTGCCGATGTATATCAGTCTATCTCTGTGGTGTGTGAGGATTTTATACAGCAATATCTTGAGGGAGATTACCCCAACACTGCTTCCATAAGCGCATTATTTCCGCCTGCTGATAAATACGAAGAAAGGGATTTGTGTGTTCCTGCCACATTTGGAACTCCATACATTCCACTTAGGCCAGCTATTTGCAGGACAGCATCTGTTTCAACCCCAGAAAGGTTTTACCTACTAGGCGAAGTCGGTACGTATTCTATATCAAAGGTAAGGCAACCGAGAACATTTGGTTCCACGGTATGGTCGTCTGGTTCATATGCATTTACCCAGAGTACCGTTTCGGATACAAACGGGAAGGTGTGGCAAGCATTCCAACCTATTATTGCTAAGTCATCGAGCGAGGCTTCACTAGACTCCTGTGGTCTCTGGGCAGAATCAGATTCCTATATGTTTGACATGCCAGCACAGTTTTCCAAGAGTTCTTCGGTTGCCACAACCAATCCAAGAGACGTAATAGAATCGGTGCTGTTAGGATTTGGGACTCCATCAACCGATATAGATTCAGCAGTAACATTTGCCTCGGCAGATTCTACATATGATTCGTGGGGGTTAGCATTTAATGGAGCTTTCTATTATAAAGAAGCACGTGGCAAGCTGCTTGCTTCACTTTTGAACCAGTGCCATTCCACGCTCTATAATAATGAAAAAATAGAACTGCACGTCCTTTCAAAAACTTCGCAAAAGACCATAACAAGTTCAGACGTTGTTAAAAGCGGTGAAGTGGGCAAGGGAACGTTCAAGACATCTGCTATAACACAGAAGCAATCAGACTCTGGATACATAGCATACCAGAAGTCAGACGATTCTCAGGACGAACTCGTTAAGTACATGGTTCCGGCAAAGTCAACTACAGATAATGTTTCAAACGACACGCTGGCAATCCCGTTTGTAAAGAACTCAGACCACACACAGCGGTTAGGAAGCCTATACTTCCAGCGAAAACTTCTGAAAGAATCCACAGCTTCGTTCACTGGCAAGGCAAAACTTGTTGCACTACAACCAGATGATGTAATCACAATTAATGATACAGATTACGGTGGAAACTATGATGTTCTAATAGACTCCATGACAATAAACAAAGATGCATCAATATCGTTTAAGTGTACTAAATTCAAGTATGCCCTTGACGACTGGGGTGATCTTTCGTTTTCTGGTGCTTCACTTGCAACTGAAAGCCTTTCAAATTATTGGTCACCGGTAATAGCTGGGCCAGATTCAGATATAAGTGGTGTGGAA